GACTCTTCTTGAAGCCCGCCTGAGTCGGTTATAAGAAACCTACAATTTGCAACTTCAGCAATGAAGTCCTCGTAATCTAAAGCTTTTTCTACCTTCACATTCTCTAACAAATGAAGATGTTTCTGGACATTGGGGTTGGGGTGTGCATAATATACAAATTCAAGTTCATCAAATGCTTTCGCGATTCTGTTAAGTTGTTCAAACCATTCCGGAATAATCTCATGGTTTTCTCGACGATGCATTGTGATAATAACCTTGTTACTCCAGCCAATTGGCATGTTCTTTGCTCTTAGATTATCTAATACTGTATTACCAACAATATAAATGTTACCCTGCACACTCTCGCTTTTTAGATTATGAGCGTCATAGTTTGTGGGACAAAGGTGCACAGAGGCTAATCGAGAAATAGCTTGACGGTTGAATTCCTCTGGGTATGGATTGTGATTATCGTAAGTTCTCAAGCCAGCTTCGAGATGTACAACAGGAATATTTCTGTGAAATGCTGCTAGGGCGCAAGCAAACGAAGAAGTGGTATCCCCTTGAACTAGAACATAATCGTAATTCTCTTCCCACACTTCCGACATATTCATTACCGTTCCGACAATGCTATCCAAACGATTTTCGCCGGAATCCATGATTGCAGTGTAATCCACCCTTTCAGTTGCTTGTTTTGGCAAAAGGTCTAGATGCTGCCCTGTAAACAAGACTTTAAAGTCAATACCGGAGTCCTCAAAGGCAGCGATCATGGGTGCCATTTTGATATATTCCGGTCTTGTTCCATAACAGATTAAAATCATTGTTGTTCTCCTTCTTTGAACCATTTTGGATATGGTGAATTATTGGCTTTTTTAAAGTTATTTTTAAATGTTTGTGGCCAACTGTTTTTCAGTCCTGAATCGGTAGAATTTCTAGTTGGCATATATACCGTAATGTTATTTTCTACACATCTTTCTAAAATAGTTGTCGCCTCGTAGGAGTCAGTATGCTTCTTGATTTTAACACTCCACTCCTTATTGTCTTGTGGAGTGTAGTTGCCCTGTAGATAATCCCTCAAGCACTCCACTGTTGCCAAATCACACATTTCAACAAACTCTTCCATCGTAGTGTTCTCGGGTGAGTAATTAACCTTTTTTGTTGAAATTATATCTCCATTATCTAATTCATTCGTCAGTTCAAATATAGAGACGCCCCACTCGCCACTTCCCAACATTCTTCCCCAAGTTAATGAAGCACCGCCCTTCACATACGGCAACAATGCGCCGTGATTACCTATAACCTTGTTATTATTAAGAAAAGAAGAAGGTACAATTCTGGAGTCTCCCATCTCTATAACTACTTCCACGCTTCTATCGACGATATCATACCAGTTGTTGGAATCAATAAAATCGATATTGTGTTCTCCACACTTTCTCTCCAAATCTAGACAGCTATTTGCTTTACCCTCAAGCTTGTCCTTTGGCAAACCAAAAACATAATCGATTGTGTGTCCCTCAGATATTATGAGTTCCACACACTTCGAAGTTAATAGTGTATTGCCAATTACACCAACTCTCATTTCAGCCCTAAGATCGTTTTAGAAAACCTTTTCGCAATCTCAGTGTATCCCTCGTTATCAAAATGTACACCATCGATCAAAAGTTCTGTCATATTAGACATATTGCAGACATCAAAATTAAGTTCATTTGAAAGTCTGATTATTTCCGCATTGTATAATTCAATATATTCTCTATTTCTTTGATAATATGGAGAAAATTCTAATTCTGGTAACGTTGCAACAAGTGGTGTCATTCCGTTTGCTCTTATGGAATTAATAATTTGTCGAAGATTATCAGTATATACTGACAATGGTGTTGGCTTTTTAGTATCATTGGTACCTATCATCAGACAACAAATTTTAGCACTCTTATTTCCTTTTAAGATATTCCAACTTCTTCTGAGTAAATCAGAACTTGTCTCACCATTTATACCATAGTTATGGCAAATATAAAACTCCCCCGTTGCCTCAGAAAGAAACTTGCCTAACTCAGCAGGATAAGAGCGTCCGAAACGGTCTCTAGCTCCATATGTTAAACTATCTCCCAAACATACTATTTCATTCCAAATCATTTTTTTCTCCTTTAATTTTAACATTATACACTGTTTCCCAACCATTTTTAAGAGCATAGTTGACACACATATCTCTTTCTGTAAAGAACACTTGGTGGGTCTTGTGAGCGTTGTTATTTGAGGTTGCCTTGCTGTCTACACCTAATTCATACCCTAGTAAGGAACCATGTAAACTAGGATCCTCTTCTGGGTGGGGTGGTACATAAGTTTGTAGGCCGGCATACTTTTGTATCGCATATGAAAAATGCATATCCTCTCCATTATCCCATGTAGGTGGTTTCTCTTTCCATAAATACTGTAACCAGTCTCTCTTAAAAAACCAACAATGACCAACATAATCAACCCTTTCGACTTCCTCGTTCTTGCTGGGCCAACCGGAGCGTTTAACAGACCAAGAATGTTCATCGACTTGTGTTAAGCCATGAGTACCAAGCATTCCTTCATGAGTTTTCATTGTATCTAGACAATTTTCAAACCACCTCTCGCCTGGAATTGTGTCATCGTCAAATACAACAACATATTCGGTGTCCGCAAGAAGAGCAGCCGCAAATCGACCATAAAATTTCCAATTGTGATTATTATCAAAAATCCTATCAACGTCAAGTTTTGATTTATCAAACCCTTCGTTGTCTTCATGAGAATTAATCCAAACCCATATCTCTTTTGGTTGAATTGTTTGTTTTTTAATAGCCTCAATCTGCATCAACATATTTTCTGGTCTGCGATACATGTTGAGGATAACCGTCATATCACCATAAGTTTTAGCATTATTTTTAGCATTTTTTATTTCTTCAATGAAAAGATCTTCGGCGGCACTTTGTCTAGTTTTTACCTCTTCTAGTAATTTTTTTCCTTTCAACTTAAACCATGGTTCAAATTGCACGCTTATGTTTTGGTTGCCCACCATCTTACAGCCGACTATCCTGGCTTCAACCGCTAAACGACTAAAGGTTTCAAAAACTTGAGGGAAAAAAATTAACTTTGAATATTTCGATAATTTTTCAATAAAAGATTTATAATCAGGATCCGATATTAAGTCATAGCTTTCGTTCATTGACCTACAATAATTTTCGGCCTCTATCTGACCCTTAATCCTGTTCCCTGATTTTATAACGGCGGTGCCCTTTTCCTTGCCCAAAGAAGCTGGTTCGACACAACTCTCTAAAATTTTAATATGCTCTTCGGACCAAAAAGTGGAACCAAAAGAAACAATATTGCCTATTTTAAGATTTTTCTCAACTACTTCGCCATGCTTTGTACTTTGACAAAACACTTTAATCGCTTTTTTGTAAAAATCACGATTTATAATTATATTCTTTGGAGCTATCAAATTACCGAATCTAGAGGGATCTCTAGTTTTCAAGTATTTGTGATCATGCTCCATAATAAAGTAGCTTGTTGTTTTTATAAAATTTCTGACCACAGGATCTAGAGAAACAAAATTAGATACCACGAAAACTGAATCTATGTTTTGTTTTACAAAGTCGACGGTGACTTCTCTAGATTTCTTAAACTCAACTTCGTGGTCGTCGCTTAGACGCTCTTTTAATAAAGACACAAGATGGTGGTCAACTAATTCGCCGCCACCGGCTACCTCGTCTATTGAAAAGTCTGCTATCCAAACTATCTTTTTCATTAATCAAAAACCACAACTTCTTGATCTTCTGTTGTGCCCCCTAATTCGACACCAAGAGAATTAAGAAATTTATCATACATTTTTTCTTCAGACCAATTCTCAAGCACATGCTTCTTCAAGGCTGTTGCCATTCTCTTTTTCTTCGAATAGTCTGTAACAAACTCATTCAAACCTTTGCGGAATGAATTTTTATCAGCATATGCCCACGCTGACTCTGGGATCAACACCCCGGGATAAACGGACTCTGGTTGTATTTTTCCCAGTGTGTATTTAACAGGGGTAAACTTCTTGACCAGCTTGCCTTTTTTTGTTGGCACGCTTAAGAAGTCTAAATAGCCGCTCCAGTCGGTCGCAATGATCGGTAGTCCGTTATATGCTGCTTCAAATACTGGTAAGCCGTATCCTTCGCCGTGAGCGAGGGTCACCAACGCTTTTATCTTTTTATGATTATAAAGCGTTGTCATCTCACCCTCTGTAAGATCTCCGTGGATTAAATATATTTTACACTTTCGATCACCCAAAGTGTCTAGAAACCCTTTTAGTCTCGCCTCTGTGTATTGTTTGTCCATGGTGGAGTTTTTGACCTGATTTGTCTTTACTACTAGACCGACGGTTGAATTATCTCTAAATTCTTCCACAAACCAAGCGATTGTATTTTCAAGGTTCTTTCTAGGACACCATTGTGCAACCACTAAGAAATTGAAATTAGTTGTAAAATCAATATCGAGCGGCTCTGGTTCAATAATTTTTACTGGGTAATTAACCGGCTCTATCTCCACTGTTGGAGCCACCTGTTGTACAATTTCACCCGTTTCGTTGTTCGTGCTAGTATACACAGAATTAGTGAAAGACGTCTTCGTGTGCTCAGAAGTGGTAACTATTTTTGACATCTGATTAATCATCTGGATCCACTCAAGAGATACTGCATTGGTCTCTGCTCCGGCAGTATACCCTACATTGTAGGGAGCGATATTTTCAAATTCTTGAGGTATGGTAACCTGAACAGACATATCGAATGTTCCACCATTCTGAACATGGGCGCGTGTTTTTTGCAGTAAAAAATCAATCCAAGTCTTCTCTTCTGTTTTCTCAGTGATTATCCCTGTAGTTCCCCATGATATATTCAAGAGGAAAATGTCGAATTCGTCCTCCCTACTTCTAAGGGATCTAAGTGCAAATCTGGCCTGTTCTCCGTAACCTGAGCGACTAAGAACTGGACCTTTTAATAAAACTTTCTTTCTCATTTTATCTCCTTCACAGTCCAACGATCATAACCCTTTCTTGTCTCCCAAGAGCCAAGCCGCTCATGGAGATCTCTAAGAATTACGTCCCAAGACTTTACATATTTTTCGAAACTATAATTTTTTTCAACATGGGCACGGCCAAGCTGTCCTAGTTGCTCTCTGTCTTCTTTAGACATGTTTAACATCTTTTTGAGAGCAGCAATAAAATCTTCCTTAGACACCCTATCTTCGTAAATCCACGGGACGTCTTGGGATCCGATAATTGCTTGACTCGCTGGCTGTATACCTACTCCAAACCAATTATCTCCGTCGGTCACCTGTTCTTGTAGTCCACCGGTCATATTGACGATAATTGGGGTACCGCAAGAGAGAGATTCTAGAGTAGCTAGGCCAAAGCCTTCAGCGTCAGAAATATTAATTGTGCAATCAGCTATGTTATAAATGCTAGCCATAACTTCTGTTGGGTATTTCTGTATTGAAAGTAAAACGTTCTGGTGCTCTGGGTCTGTCAGACCTAAATGGTTCACGATTGCGTGCAAATCTTGGCCGTACGGATCCTTCGGGTCGGTATGCATGATAAGCATTGCCTTATCGTGACCGACATCTTGTAGAAATTCATGAAACCACCAGAGTACCGATCCGGACATTTTCCTTTTTGCATTTCTATTATTCCAAAAGAAAATAAACTTATCTTGTGACACAGCAGGGAGCGTATCTTTCTTATATTGAATAATCTCTTCTTCAGATAATTTTTTGAAAATCTCTGAAGGTACTGCGTGTGGTAGATATATGCGTTCCACATCCGGAGCTACATTTTTTACTACGTCGTCAGTTACCTTCGAAATAGTTGCAATCATGTCATTAGAATCGTAAAACCCCTTATTATAGTGCGGGTATGGTCTGTTGTCCCAAACATGATAGTACACCATTGGGACATTATTTCTAATTTCATTGTCCATGTCCCACAACCAAGCATAAAAACGCGGATCAGTCATGAACCATAAAATATCTGGCTTCCACTGATCTACAATGGCTCTGATACTTTCTTGATTCCCATAGCCATCAACTGGGTATATGATCCAGTCGTCGCCATGCACTTCTGATTTCTGTGGTGTGTAGTCATCGTGCTTAATGGCTCCCCCGAATGATCTAACTTGATAATTGCCAGTGTTCAGCAACCCTTCGATCATATACTTTGTTTGTGTTCCAACACCACTGGGAGAAAGCGGGTGATCGCTTAGTGTTAAAATCTTGATTTTCTTAGACAATTTTACCTCTTATTTTTTATCGCAATGCGGCGTTTCATTAAACTCACAATATGTGCAAGATAATCTATTTTTTACAAATTTCTTATTATTAACATTATACATAAACTTTTTCAAAAAATTAAGAGATTCTATAATTTTTTCTTTATTACTTGTAACTTCATGAAATTCAATGTATTTTTTAGAATTTGACCTTCTTTTCAAAACCCCAAAGTGGGTTTTTATTTTTTCTAACGGGACAGAATGCTTTTGAGCATAATAATGTTTATAAAACAAAAGTTGATATTTTGTAAGTGCATCGGACTTCTTCCAGTTATTCCATCCTTTAGTCGAAGTCTTCCAATCTAAAATGTGTATTTCGTCTCCAGACTTAATAACCATATCGATATAGCCCTTGAAAGACAGTTCCCCTTCTATTAGATCAATATCTTCGTATAACCTTTCCTCGACTGATAGTACTTCATAGTCTCCGAAATAATCTTGGGTTTCTTCTTTGAGACATGATAAAATTCTTTTTCCTTCGATTACCATGGCTTCGGACATTTTGTGATCATATGGTTCCTCAAGAAGCTGAGTTTCGACTATAAAATTCAGTTCAAAGAGTTCTTGAAGCTCGTCAGTGTTTAAGATTGCAACTTTTTCACAAGCTGCATGCACCGCTTTACCAAATGCCGTGTATAGATTTCCTTCGAAAAGGCTTAAGCCATCAATGTGCACAAGTTTATGATAAAAGGGACACTTGCCCCAGTTTTTAATTTCAGAGTAAGATATGTGAGACATATTATTTTTTAGTTTTACGTTTACGAGTATTAGTTGGTTCTGTATCCGTATCTATAATATTACTTTTTGAAGTCTTTGTCAAGCTTTTTTTTGTTTTTATTTCAAAGACCCACACCCCTTCCCTTTCATCGTTATTGGTGTTAATAAGTTTATTGGGACCTTCTAGTTGATTTCCCACAACATAACCCTCTCCAAGCTCTTTCTGGATTAGATCTTTGACTTGATATGCCTTTATCGTCTGATAATTTTCATACCTCATAATTCTTCCGGTGTTCCCGTGCTTATGAACTGGAGTAGTCTCTGGTAGAACTATAGTGCAGGTAACTCTCTTAGTGGTTTTTTTAATATCAAGCTGCATATTCTATTGTTTCCCTGATCTTATTATATAGTACTGGACTGATTTCTTTAAGGTTTTTTTGGCTTCCTAGGAAATATTCTTCAAATCCCTTTGCGAAATATTCTCTCAATGAGGTTATTGCATAAGGAGAGGTGAATAGATCGTAAGATAACGTTAATAACACTGGGTAACCAATGACCGTATATAAAAACATGTCAAAATCCTCGTCGTACTCTGGATCTAGAAAATATTTAGGAGGAATATCAAAGTCTCTCTCGGCGAGAGTATAGTAAAGTTTCTTTCTTTTCTCTATAAACTCGTTTTCTAGTGACATGTCATCGTAAACAATGTTGGTGTAATACTCTTCCACACAGTGAGCCATTTCATGCACAATATCGTCAATCATGTCCTCATTGGAAGATTGTGCACTTGTTACATATATTGTATTGTCTTTGTAGAGTGCGTTGATCTGTCGCTCTTCAAAGTCCTTAAGATGTCCTACGACAACCATTTCCAGATCTCGTACTAAAGATTTAGGAACAAGTTTTTCAATCTTCTCCATAACTCTGATAATATTAACATTATCAGGAAGTGGATCCTTTACATAGACTGGAATATTGCCATAAAAAGTATAATTTTTTCTTGCTTTTCTACTTTTTTCTACAATATACTCTTTAATGTTTTTTCTCATTTTTTGAGTTCTAAAATAGATTGGCCAACCTCTACATCAGTCAAGGCTTGTGAATAGCCACGAATGAAGTTTTCCTCGGCCACAGCAAGAATAAATTCAGGAAAGTCTTTTGCTAATGTCTCTATAATCATTTCGACAGTAACATTTCCATCTTCTGGCTGGGTATTATTACCAACGTAATCAACAAGCCACTCTTTTAGTTCGTTTTCTTTATTAACTACTTTTTTTAAGTCCTTGTTCTCTAAGTCTTTATCGTCAAATTCGATTTCCATTTTGTAATCCTTTAAATTATAATATTTCGGCTGATATTGTTGCCACTTTTGAACGTTCACCCTTTTTCAGGGTTATGTGGCCGGCGATATCTTGGTCTTTGAATTTTTCAACAACATAGGTCAGCCCATTTGTGGTTTCGTCAACGTAAACGTTGTCAATTTGTTCGATATCACCAGTAAACACAATTTTTGTCCCTTCTCCGACTCTAGTAAGTATAGTCTTTATTTCATGTTTTGTTAACTGTTGTGCTTCATCAATAATTATGAAGGCGTTTGCAATTGAGCGACCACGTATGTAAGTAAGTGCTTCAATCTCGATCAGTCCGTCGTCCATATAGAGATCCATATTTCTTTTATCGCCCATTAAAAATTCTAAATTATCTTTTATTGGAGATATCCACGGGAGCATTTTCTCTTCTAAAGTCCCGGGTAAATAACCAATATCTTTTCCCATTGGTTGAACCGGTCTTGAAACTATGACTCTCTTATAAGGAGCATCTGATTTTTCTCCGTTATACTCCAGTGTTTGCTCTAAGCCGGCAGCTATAGCGCAAAGTGTTTTTCCTGAACCTGCCCGACCAATAAGTGTGACAACTGGTACTGTTTCGTCCATTAACAACTCTATAGCGAAGGTCTGTTCTTTATTCCTAGGTCTTATACCCCATACGTCGTCATGTTTTACCAGTTTTCTTAATGGCATATTGTAGCTGTGAAACCTGCTCAAGGCTGTTCTTTTCTCATTTGCATTAGAGACTAGCATTACCATTTCATTGGGTTTCAAATCAATCTCAGTTTTGTCAGCATATACCTCTTCGCCGGAATAAAATCTATCGATTATTTCGTCGTCCACAAGATATGTGTCAAATCCCTTAAATAAATGATCTCGATTCTTTACTATCTGACCTTGGACATAATCTTCAGAAGCCAGCCCAATAGAATCACACCTGATTCTCATATTGATATCGCGAGATACCATGATAACTTTTTTTTCAGGATTTTCTTTCTGTGTTGCCAACGCCACACTTATAATCTCGTTATCTGAATCAGATTTATCAAAACTGGAATTCAGTATATCAAGTCTGCCGAGTCTAACACACAATGTGCCATACCCCTCTCCAAGGGAAACACCATCTTTTAAGTTACCTGTTGCGCGTAAATCGTCTAAGGTTCTAATTGTCTCTCTCGCATTCATACCTACACTATCTTGTCTTTTCTTTTTACCATCTATTTCTTCAAGTACCTTGAACGGTATTATTATATCGTTGTCTTCGTAAGAAAAAATAGAATCAGCATCAGTTAAGCATACGCTGGTGTCTAGAACATAAATTTTAGTCATTATTTACCTATAGTTAGGGCGTTACCACGATATCGGGGCCAATGCGAACAATAATATCTCTCTCTATTTCACCTTCAGAGTTTACAATAGAGGTGTCAATAGTGTACATTCTTTCAAAATCTCCATTGATATTTTCGAAAAAAATGAGATTATCATCAAAAATATTTTCATTGCTGTTCGAAAAATTAGAAATAGCTTCATTTTTAATATCTTCGTAGGAATTCACTGTTTTTATTGAGCTTTTATTTGTAGCTCCGTAACATCCTACTAAAAATAAGATTAATAATGATATTGCAATAATGCTGTTTTTCATATGTCTATGCCTCGTGAATACAAAGTATATAGTTTTTTTAATTTATTTAAGCCTAGTTATTTATAGCAGAGGACAATTAATAACATGAACAAAATTAAAGCTTTATCAATAATGTTAATATTCTTTACGGCGGCGATTTCACTCTCCTGCGCTACAATAGGCTGTCAATCGTATGGTGACTCTATTTTATCTACAGAGCAGGACAGAGACAGACTTCCCAGGAAATCATTTTTAAAAATTTACAGAAACGCCTCATTTAAATTATGCCCAGATCCTGAAAAACCAGAAGAGTGTATTACCAAAACTATTCGTACCACAGGATCAGGATTTTTGATCTCGAATGTTGCCCAGGGAGGATTCATGATGACTGCGGCTCATGTTTGCGATATCACTGATTTAGTTAAGTATGTAAAGTCAATTGACTCTAGTGTTCAAATGACTGGTGATACTATGATTGTAGAGGACGTTGATGGTAATCGTTTTGAATCCAATGTATTAGAAATGGATATCCCGGCAGATCTTTGTGTCGCCTTTGTTCATGGAATTCGCAACCCACCTGTTGAAATTGCGTATCATGCTCCGAGAGCAGGAGAGGAAGCTTGGAATCTAGCTGCCCCTGTTGGTTTCTTTGCAGCGAACGTGGTACCAACCCTACACGGCTCTTATAACGGACAATATGGTAGATACGCTTCTTATACAGTTCCTGCTGTGGGTGGTAGTAGCGGGAGTCCTGTTTTTAATGTTGCTGGTGAAGTAATTGGAATGATTCATTCTGTACATACAAGATTCCAATTCCTCACATTTTCCCCAACTCATAAAGAGATTTGGGATATGGCCTCTAAGTATTTGAATTTATAAACAAACAACTGCTATAGCAAGGCAAAAAATTATAGTAATATTCTCGACTATTGGGTGCTTCTTGAGCATGATCTCTCTCCTCTTATAGCCAGTATATAGTACTACGATTTCCTATCGGAACTTTTTTTCTTCCTCTCGTTAGTTTTAATAGAATCTTTTATAAAAAAGTTGCTATCTGAGTTGGTTATCTTTAACCTACAACTGCCGGCTTCCGGGAATTTATTGGTGGGACAAAATGAGACTTTATAGTCAGCAGACCTGTTTCTCAAAAGCTCACAATCACAAGTTTCACAATAGTACTTGTAAACAAGCATTAAATAATCTCGTCGACGAGACCATAATCTAAACACGTTTCTGCGTCAAACCAAAGATCATGCTTAAGGATTTCATTGATTTTCTTCTTTGGAAGTTTTGTATGCTCTGCGTATATATCTTTGATAAGTCTCATAAACTGATTATTGTTTTCCATAGCGTCTTTCATTTCTTCATACTTTCCCCACATTCCGGAAGAAAGTTGGTGAATGAGCATAAAAGAGTTTTTCCTGATCTGCCTATGATGTCCAACGACACTTATAAGAGTTGCAGCAGAAGCCGCACAACCCTCTACAATCGTCGTAACTGGTACTATACTATCCTGAATATAATCCATGGTAGAAAAGCCCGCAAAAACGCTACCTCCGTAACTATTAATGTGTAATTTAAGAGGGGCGGAATCCGGCATCGCCAAAAGATTAGCTTGGTTGATCAAATTGTTACCAACCTCATAAATGCTTCTATTCAACTCTAATATTTTAGGTCTAGTAACCTCTGAGTAGAAATATATTGAATTGTTTTTAACTTCAACTTTATTGTTATCGTCCTTGCCGGCACCTCTTGGTGTGGCCAATGCAGAGAATAAAGTTGCCAATTCCTGCTGTGGGGTTAGTTTCTTGCCTGTGGCTGTGATTGGGGTTTCTGATTCCCCTTCTAGTTCACTAAGCCAAAAAAAATCTTTCATTTTAAAGCACTCCGTAGTATAGTAGCATTACTAAATATGTCACTCCGCACAGAAGATACGCAATTGAATAAAATAATGCTCTTCTATCGTTTTTTTCTGGCCATCTGGATCTCCAGATATTGAATTTTAAAAATGACATTAAAAAACATGCGATAATCGTAACGTGCAGTAAGCCTTGAATAATACTCACTATTAGCAATATTGACAATACCAGTGACCAGATTGCTTCTTCAAATTCACTTATTTCTTCTTTTTCTTTCTTTTCTTCTTCCAATGTTTATCCTTTGATTACTATAAAAGATCCTAAATTGTAGTCACTCTCATTATAGAACAAAAAATCGTCTTTTTTAAGTATTTTAAAAACTATTTGCTGAATTGGTGCGGAATTGCCTGTAATTATTCGAAAAGGCGGATCATACAGTGATACAAACTCCTGTATCAAGCCTGGGATTTCACTATGCTTATATCCATGTAAGTCTATCGTTTTCATTATAAGTTTTATTTAACATAGGAATAGAGTCTATGGTACAATAACTACATGAATATACACATTTTGAAGCTTTGCGCTGCATTATTAGCTCCTGAATCCACTGGTTTGGACCCACATGGTAGAGCACTACACCTACCTCTTCATGAAGATTTTAATGTCTCGTATGAAGCGTGTATTGAAACTGCAAAGCAGGCAAGAAGACTGGATGTCGATCCTTTCGTTATGCTAGCACTAGCCTATAAGACTACTAAACTTTCTCCGAAGCTAGCTGAAAAATCTCCAATTTATAAAGAAATTAGAAGACAGTATGGTTGCGAAGAAGAGGGTCCCTTTATCCGCAGTTCATGTAGTTCTTTTATGTTATTGCCTCAATTTTTTAGATCTCTGGCTATGGAGACAGTGAGGCAAAGTGGTAATAAGATAGACAGGTTACCTGATTACAGAAAGAGTCTTTGTCGTTTTCTTAAGCCTTGGAAAACTAAATGTACTAGTTCAATGAGAAAAGAAGCAAAGATTATAGAAAACGTTTCTTTTAGATTTGCAAATGTTTACGGAAGAACATTTACCAGTTTTACTTGGCACTCTCCCTTTAAAGTACAACCGACTCAAGAAGAACGGCGTAGGGAAGATGATAGACTGGAACGACAACTTGATAGAGAGGCTCACTTAAGGAATCCAAACCTGCATGGTATGCTACATGGACTGGGTTACCGGTACTCTCCTAACCCTGTGCAAAGTGAATATACTAGGCGAGATCTTACTTTGTTATCTGAATTATTCGAAGGGCACGTACCAGTAGAGGCTGCAACAAACAACAGGAATACTGTTAATTTCTTTGTACATTTTCAAAATCCGGAGCAAGTTAGAGAGAGTCTATGGTATATTAATGGTAACACTTCGAAGATTTATGAAAATGAATTTTATGCTGGTGACTTGAAAGAGTTTAACGGGGGTGTTTACCATCTTATATTGAAATCACGAATTCGGGAATTTAAGTCAATCATAATAAAATTTGTACCAGACAGCATGAGATATCAGGTTTTCATTTTTCGAAAATAATCTTTACAAATAGCAAAATCTATGATAAGATTTCATTATATTTTAGTATAAATAATATAAGTTAATAATAATATGAAAGAAAATAATAAAGAACACTATTCACTTAATAGTAAGTTAGTTAAAGAAGATAAGATTGATTCTGATTTTTTATTTAAATTTAATTCTTTATCTCTTGAAGAAGTAATAGGTCTCAAATTAGAGTCAATGTGTAAGTTAGTTGATGGTAAACTGTATGGAATTCCAATTTGGAAGTCTATGAAGTCTATTATTAATGATTCAATATTAAAGTATGCATACTCAGCTTCCAAAACCAAAGCTGATGCTGCTAGATTCCTAGGAATAACCGTATCTCAGTACAACTACCTACTCAGAAGGTATCAAATTAAATCGTATTTTCAAGATGTTAATGACTAATATACTAATACGAATTGGTACCCCATGGGTGGTTTTGTTGGGAGGTGGTTGGACTTTCGACGCTTTAAAATATATTTTTAAAAGAGGAAATAAATGAGAATTATAGGCTTTCACTCAGGCCATGACTGTGCATATTGTGTATTAGAAGACGGAATACCAGTAGTCCATGAAGAACTGGAAAGGATTAACCGGGTTAAACAAAGCTCCGGAGATTCCATAGAACTTTATAACGAGCGAGGGTACGCGAAAGATACAGATAGTACTTTTTGCCATCATTTTAATAACGGTGGTCATAATGCCCTAATTGAATATCCAGACTCATATCACAAATTAATGGATCGCCCTGATTCTAGTTTTTATGACCCGGGTCACCATGGTGCTCACGCTGCAAATGCATTTTTTACTAGCGATTATGATAAATCACTAATTTTCACAATTGATGCCGGTGGTTGGGAAAGAAACGTGCAGGGAGAGTTATCTCCTAGTATGGAGGTCGGTGTAGCAATGCCAACCTCTACAGCAGTGTGGCGAGGAGAAAAGAATAAGATTTGGCATGAGAAAATATACACCATGCATTTGGATATTGGTGGTGTATGGCATAAAATACTCGAACCAGTGTTTGGGCTTAGTGCTGGCCCACCAAAAGGAAATCAAGCCGGTACACTCATGGCCATGGCCTCTGTTGGTGACGGATCAAAATATTATGACCACATAGTTAATAACTTTCACTATACTAGGATAGATTACAAGTGGCTTAAAGAAGAACACGACAGTAGCGATCAAGCCCCATTTGATATTGCGCGGGCCTTACAGGACGCCACAGAATATCATCTGAGGAACTTAATTGCAAGACATATCAAACCAGAAGACAAAGATCTTTGTTTTGCTGGTGGTGTAGCTTTAAATTCTGTTGCTTTGGGGAAAGTGTTCGATTGGTTCCCACAAGTTGAAAATATATTTGTACCTCCTGCCCCGTATGATGGAGGATTAGCAATTGGAACCGCTCAATATATTTATCACCATTTCTTAGGTTACCCCAGAGTTAAAGATAATAAAAATGCCTCTCCATATCTTGGTAAGAAATATACTGAAGAGGAGGTTCTTGCTGCTTTGGAAGCAGCCGGCGACAAGATCGAATTCCACGAGGCACCTGTTTCTGAACTAGTTGATAAGTTATTAGATGCTAAAATTGTTTCTGTTTTTAATGGTGGTTCTGAATCAGGACGAAGAGCTTTAGGTAATAGAAGTATTTTGGCAGACCCCAGAAACCCAGATATGAAAGATATTATTAATGAAAAAGTAAAGCACAGACAATGGTTCCGACCCTTTGCTCCTTCGATTTTAGCAGAGGAAACAGCAAACTGGTTCACTAGAGACGTATATAGTCCCTATATGTCCGTTGTTTTGCCGTTTAAGGAGGAAGTAAGGGATAAGGTACCAGCCGTAGTACATTTGGACGGAACGGGCCGTTTACAGACCGTTACAGAGGAATTAAACCCATGGTACTATAATTTCCTTAAAGACTGGCACAAAGCCTCTGGAGTGCCAATTATTCTAAACACCAGTTTTAATGATCGTGAACCGATTGTAGAGACTCCTGAAAACGCTATCAACTGTTTCCTAGGAACCAATATTGATAATTTGTATTTTGTTGAAACAGGAATAATGGTTAGCAAGACAAGCAAAGGAGAAGGTAGTTGAGTTGGAACTTAGATAATCCAATGCCAGGAGACCTAGTTTTCTTGTTTGATGTCGACGGTACAATAACCCCAGCAAGAAAAGAAATTGATTCAGAATTTGCGGAGTTTTTTGTAGAATGGTGCAGTGACAAAGAAGTGTATCTGGTTTCTGGATCTGATTTGGAAAAACTCAAAGAGCAGCTACCTGAAAGTGTGTTTAAAGCAGTTAAGGGCACGTTTACTTGTTGCGGCAACGTATATTATAACAAATGGGGAGATCTAGTTTATAGAAATGAATATGAGCCCCCTAGGGAACTTATATTGCATCTCAACAAAAAACTCAATACTGAGAGCAATTATAAGAAAAGATTTGGGAATCACATTGAAAAACGTCCCGGAATGCTAAACTTTTCGATTGTTGGGAGATCCGCGACTGATCAAGCTAGGTTGGAATATTACAAATGGGATACGGAAAATAAAGAGCGCATAGGTTTAGCAAATGAAATCGAAAAGAATTTTCCAAACCTTAAAGCTGCCGTTGGTGGCCAGATAAGTATCGATATATATCCGAAGGGAAAAGATAAGTCACAAGTTTTAGAACATTTAAATTATAAAAAATATGTGTTTTTTGGAGACAGACTCCAACCCGGTGGTAACGATTATCCTCTAGCTAAAGCTCTGAGTCGGAAAGATAAATTTGTAACTCACAACGTTGAAGGTTTTGAGGATACGTGGAAAACATTGAAATCGTTATATACAGAAAATATGTGCGAAAATGAAAATTGTGGAGGCTGCGGCTGTGTCGAATACAACTGAAAGTAAAGAGTTGGAAATAGGTATTTTCTCAACATACCGGCAAGCAATTGCGGAGGCAAGAGAAATATTAAGAACCTCGAATGATATTAATTGTGATTTTATAGCTCTACCAAAAATAACTCAATACCATGATGGTAAATATAGGGTCACTCTAACGGTTAAGAAGAAAAAGAATGAAAAAGTGTGAAAAAGAAGTTTGTATTATAGCCTTTTTTAGCGGGATTGGGATCGCTAGCGCGGTTTTAGTTATTTTGTCATATTTTAATTGACATTTGGCTTTAGGTATGGTATATTGTTTTCATGCCCTCTTAGCTCAGTTGGATAGAGCAACGGACTTCTAATCCGTAGGTCATTGGTTCGAATCCAATAGAGGGTGCTACTTTTCCGGTTTAGCTCAGTAGGTAGAGCGGGTGGCTGTTAACCACCATGTCGTTGGTTCGAGTCCAGCAACCGGAGCCAATTTAAGAGTGTATGAATATGAGCATTATAAAACATTTTCGTCCATGGGGAAGTTACGAGAATTTACTAGATGTGGAATACTGTAAAGTTAAAAGAATTATAGTTAACAAAGGTCACAGACTAAGTTACCAGTATCACCACAAAAGAAGTGAGGTCTGGACAGTTGTTTCTGGGAAAGGAAAGGTCACGCTAGAAGATACAGAAACTGATATTAAATCTGGTGACGTAATACAAATTCCGCAGGGTATGCGACATAGGATTGAAAACAATGGAGATTTAGACTTAATTTTTATTGAAGTTCAACATGGCACCTATTTTGGAGAAGACGATATTGTCAGACTTCAGGACGACTATAAAAGGAAAACAGAATGAAAACAGTAGCAGTTAGCGGTTATTTCGATCCAATTCATGTGGGTCACTTAGAATATTTAGAATTAGCTTCTGAACTAGGAGATCGACTAGTCGTAATTGTAAATAACGATAATCAAGCGAAATTAAAAAAGGGTAGATCCTTTATGGAAGAAGAAGATAGAGCTAGAATAGTAGCCGCTCTTCGTTGCGTCGATGAAGTCTTCCTTTCAGTAGATCAAGGTAGGGACGTTTGCGAAAGCTTGAGAACTATCAACCCAGACATATTTGCAAACGGAGGCGACAGGACTAATGAAGAGGCCCCAGAAGTTAAAGTATGCAGAGAACTTGGAATCGAAGTTGTGGATTCATTAGGAAAAAAGATAAGATCTTCTTCAGATTTGACAGGAATTAAGAGTGGCTGAATATTTATTATATGAAGCCCGGTGATTTAGTTGTTATAAATAGTGTAGGTTTAAAGAGACATGACGGCCATGATGGCATTTTGGCTGTTGTGCAAAAACAAGTAGATGATATTATATTGGCTTCTGACAAAATACCCTTTATGTGGGAAATATATTGTTTCAAGTTAGGTAAGAAAATGATTTTTTTTGAAGATGAGCTTGTTGTTGTTAGTAGTAAAGAAGATCTTGACAAAATAGAATAAATTGTGGTATTATATTAATACGCCCGTTTAGCTCAGTTGGTAGAGCAGTTGATTTGTAATCATCTGGTCGGGAGTTCGAGTCTCTCAACGGGCACCAAAGAGGAAAGAAAATGGCTGACTTAATCTTATTTTTAATTGTAATTTTTGGACATGCAATGTTACTGTATGCCCTTACGAGAGATCCGGTGGCTTCCGAAGAAGATCCTAGTTTACCAAAGAATCAATCATTCAAACAGTTTGAAAAAGAGGAATAAAATGAATATTTTTGCTATTGAAGGCGACTCAGAAACTAACGAAATTGATTGGGTTAAATCTGCAAAATCACAAGATAACTATAGGGTTGTCAAAATGATTCTGGAGTCTTGTCAAATGCTTTGTACAACACTTAATGAACAACATGGTTACCAAATTTCACCTTACCGCACTGTGCATAAGAACCACCCTTCAACAAAATGGGTACGAGCGTCTTCTGCTAATTTCGAGTCGCTTGTAGAACACACAACTGCAATGATTGAAGAATATCATGATAGATTCGGCAAGACACATAAATGTGAAGCTGTATTAGCTAAGTGCTTGGAACTATACGACTCTTCCTTGTTTCCTCTTCAAGAAAGCACCCTACTTCCGCTTTGCATGCCGGTGGAATTTAAGTCCAATAATATCATTGAATCTTACAGAAAATTTTATTCTCAAAAGCCCCGCATGCGATATCCTAAGACTAGAATTCCAAAATGGTTTAAAAAATATCGAGGAAGTAAGGAATATCAGGTAGTTTGAACTAATTACGAGTATGAAAGACTTACTCGAAAACTGGCGAAAGCTTTTAAACGAAAGTACGACAATTACCATAGAGGCTAATAAAAAACTTCCTTGCCCTCCAGCAACTCAAGATCTTGAGCTTAATACCAAGAATAGAAATCTTGCAATAAAGGAAGAACATATCCAATACGGGCCTCTTAATTTAACTGATCAAGAATATTGGAATAAAGCAGCGAACCATTGGAATACGACTCCGGAAGTGGCCAAAGATTCTCGCTGTGGTAATTGTGTTGCTTTCGACGTCTCGCCACGAATGTTAGAGTGTCTTCCAGGCCCAGTTTCAGAACCTATTGAAGACGAAGAGGGGAAGCTGGGCTACTGCTGGATGCACCATTTTAAGTGTCATTCAGCAAGAACATGTTTTACGTGGGCAGCAGGCGGGCCAATTTCTGAAGACGAATCTTCTGAAGAGTGGCAAAAGAAAAACTCGGCAGAGTTAGAAGAAAAGAAAGACGACCGGTGCACACGTATTGCAAAAAGAAAGTATGATGTCTGGCCTTCGGCCTATGCATCAGGCGCTGTTGTAAGATGCCGACAAGGAAAGATCTGGAAAGGTATTAGTGAAAATAAGCTAATGGAAATCATTGAGGAGGAGGTTAGTTCTTTTTTAAAAGAAAAAGAAGGGCTTCATAAATGGTTTTCTCGACAAGGTGCAAAAGGAAAGTCTAAAGGCTGGGTTGATTGCAATACCTGTCGTAAAGACCCCAAGACAGGCAGAAAGAAGTGCAAGGCTTGTGGACGTGCCGAGGGCGAAAAAAGAGCTAAATATCCTTCCTGCCGACCAACACCTAGTGCATGCGGAGAAAAAGGCAAGGGCGAGAAGTGGGGTAAAAAGAAGTGAAAATAACAAAATCACAACTTAAACAAATTATCAAAGAAGAGATCGAAGCTCTGTCTGAAACCGAAGAGTATTATCATATTACAGATGCAACATATGACGATGGCACAGTCGCAGAGGACATTGAGTTTTGGGATGACGTTTTAGAGGAAGCCGAATATCAGGGCCGGAAAGTTACACTTAATAAACCTATGCGCGGTGACGTTAAGAAATCAAAAGTTTATGTAAAGAATGCCAAAGGTAATGTGGTAAAAGTTAATTTTGGGGATCCGAATATGAAGATCAGGAAATCAAACCCTAAAGCCAGAAAATCTTTTAGAGCAAGGCATAACTGCGATAATCCAGGCCCAAAGTGGAAGGCAAGATACTGGTCTTGTAAAGCTTGGTAATTTACTAAAATTTTATTCTTGACATTAGTATGAGCGTATAATATACTATTACTAATGCATTCAAAACCTAAAATAGGCGACCTAGTATATATTATAGATCCGAACAACAAAGAACCAATTAAAATGGGAATTGGGTTGGTGGTTGGGGAAACTGAGTCCTACTACTTGAATAATATTGCGCTGGGGCCAACGACACCGGTCTTATGGGAAGGTCAAGTAGAATATTTAGATGAACCATATTGGATGTTGGAAGTTATAAGCAAAGCACCTAGTTAGAAAAAGAGGGCTCTGTATAGTGTCAATTGAAGAAATAATATTTTTTATTGCAATATCAGGGCTCTGTATATACTTATCGGCGTTTTGGGAAACAAAATAATATTAAGCGCCCAAATCTAAGTCTAAGCCTGTTTCTGGAACTTCTTCTGACTCTTTCTCTTTTTCGTATTCTGGAGTTGTGATTTCTGGATCCAGAGAAGGTGTTAATTCTTCTTCGAATTTATCGAAATACAACTTCATGTTTGTAATAAGATATTGTACGAACTCTTCTTCGTCCTCTTTATTTGACAGAAGATCATAAGAGTTGAGAATATTGTTTTCAACTTTTTTGAAAGTTTCATAAGCCATATTACGCCCAGTCTCATCTTCGCCTTCAACACCAAACTTTTCAAGATCTGGGTCTAGCTCCGGAGCTTCTTCCTCTTCTGGTTCTCTAACGTCGATAAAGTCCTCACCCTCTTCTTCCCCAACTTCAATATCAATTTCGTTAATTTCGTCTGTGACAGCAGCGGGGGCGAGAAGACTCTGAATTCCATTAACAATATGGGTTCTATAGGATTGTCTCTGTTCTGGATTAGTTGTAAGCTGTTTGTAATCATCTTCAATAATTGGAATGATTTTCTTAAGAAGATCCTCTAGTACATTAATTCCTGTGGACCTACCCGGAACTTCTGTTGAAACTTCAGCTTCAATAAGTCGACGAATAATATTGCGAAGTTCTTGTTCTTCGCTGACCTGTTGTTTTTGAGCGGCTTCTCTCTTGTTTCTTACAATTTTAATAGCTTTTCGAATTTGCTCTCTGAGCTTCATCTCTTCTGCTAAGTCTTCTCTTTTAATCATTTTATTGCTCCAGTGTGCGTAATAAATAGTCGAGTACATTATCAATGAACTCATTATTTTCACTCATGTTTTTCTTCTTCTTTTTTCTTCTACGTACGCCGGCCAAAGGAGCCGAGTATCCTGCTACTGCTCCAACACCCGTTGTTTCTTCAATGTCACCTTCTGGTGTTGCCGGTGCATCCTGATGGCCGTGTGGTTCCATATAGACCTTCTTCTTTTTCTTCTTCTCATCAATATCGTCCTCTTCCAGTGCTCCAAAGCCAGCAGGAGCCGATTTGGAGACCTTTTTAGGTCTTTTCTTGGTGTAAGGTGGCCCAGCTTTTTCCGGGCCTGTAGAGAGCATTTTATGCCAATTTTTTAAGTAATCTTTTTTGGTCTTACTAGTTTGGTAACCTGCTTCATCCAACAAAGATTCCACAATATCCAAAATTATTTCGCTCACTTTTTTTTTACCACCTAACATGGAAAACATTTCGTCTGCTTGAGCCTTGCTCTCGTCGGGAATAAACTTTAGAAAAGTATCATAGTCACCCGCTTCCACGGCTGTCCTCATGTTGCTGGCACTCAGAGCCTCACCAGCGTCCAACGTTGTGGTGGGAACCTCAACTCCTTGAACCTCAACACCCTCTGGTGCATATTTTTTAATGGTGTTTCCAAATCTTCCAGCGTCCTTTTCGCTTGTCAGCATTAAAACTGTCTGACCTGGGATTGTCATATCTTGTAAAATATCAAAAGCTTTTGATATTGGTGTTGATCCTGTTTTGGCTTCAACGAATTCATAGTTGGATATGCCGGCATCTTTAAGATATGTTTTCCATATTTCCTTAGACATATCATAATCAACAGTGGTATTTCCAATTTTTCTAGGACTCTTACCACCACTGCCCATAATAATAAAAATTCTATTTGCGTCCTGAACTGCCTTAACCATATCTAAGTGCCCACGATGAGGAGGTTTAAAGCCTCCCGGGACAAGTGCGATTGATTTATAATCACTAGTATCTACTTCGTAATCTAAAACTTCCGCCTCTTCTTCAGTTAAAGGACCAGAACCCCCGCGACCATACCGGAATAAACCTAAAATCTGATTCATAGGTGCAAAGTTACCGGTAAATTTATAGGAACTCCCGCCGTAATCAAAAACAAACCCTTCTACAGCGGTAGATATGTTTTCTATATCCTTAAGCTTTCTCATTTGTTTTTGTAATACTTCCATTGCTTTCTCATCATTAGAGTTTTCAATGGCGGCAATTGCCTTTTGCACCTCTTGTCTTAATCTAATCACCTCCTTGGGGTTGTTTAAAACAAATGCACTTTCAAGACCTCTAAGCATTTCTACCGTGAAGTCGTGAACTATATCTTCTATTGGATTTATAGCACTGTTCATAAGAGTTTTTTCAGATTTTAGTATTTCACGAACCTTTTCTTTTTGCTCTATATCTACACCCTTGACAATTTGATTGAATGTAACTCCCTTCACTTTGAATAATCTTTTAATAAGAAGTTCCATTCTGTCTTTCGGTAATTTAACTTCGGCCTCTAAAAAAGGTTCTATTCTTGCGATAATATAATCTGCTATTGTTTGGTTATCGCTAATACCAACATTGTCAATAACATTTTCTAAATCAGCAACAGCAGTCTTAAGAGCACGATCATTATCTAAAGCCCTTAAGGTCATGATTGCATTTTTTTGAATTTTAAAGTCTTCGTCTTCAATAGCAGACTGCATAGTTTCAAGTGCATTGTCTAATACTTGTGCATTCTTTGAAACGTCCGCGTCTGTGACGGATCCGGTTTCTTTATCAAACTCAGCATGTCCAACTTGATGAATGTTTAATGTCTTCGTATCATAGTTGATAACGTTTGCAGTTCTGGGATCTTGAATTTCAGCGTTGTAATATACATTGGCGTCTGGTCCAAAAATAGCTATTTGTGTTTTTGGATCTAGCGAGCGAACAGCCTTTTCAAACGTTTGGAACGATTCAACAAATGCTCTCTCAAGATCACCACGTCCAGCAAACTTTTTAGCCAACTCTTCAGGACTTAAACCACCAGCTTTAATATTACCCTTGTTTCTAGCCGCTCTAGCGCCTCCGTTTTGCACGGAATAAGAAATAAAGAGGTTTTGTCCGTCTGTCTTCTCAGTGCCCTCTAACTCACCGTTAGAGGCTTTTGTGAAGATATCCTTTATTTCCTTAAATGTAAGTTCAGGATTCTCATATAGATGGGACATATGTCCAGCTACACCGCCCATATTATTCTCCCTTAGATTCTTCCAGTACTTTCAATTCTTCTTCTAGTACTTGGATTTTAGCCTCCATTCTTCGGGCCTGTCTCTTAATCTCTTTTATATGTTGCAACGCAATATCGAGTTTGTTCTTTTCTTTAATAGTACGCGGCTTAAAAGAGCTAAGAGCCTCCTCCAGAGATTGGATATAACTTTTTATTGTAGGAGGATCAAATTTACCCTCCTTAACAATAAAATCTCTAGTCATTCTATTGAGATCGATAGACATCTTACTTCTTTGTTGTCTTCGTAGTGGACTTCTTAGCAGTAGTCTTTTTTGCCTTTGTGGTGGCCTTAGTTGTTGTCTTCTTGGTTGTTGCTGTATTTGTTGCTGTGGTTGTCGCCGTAGTGGTGGCTGTGGTAGTAGCGGTGATTGTTTCCGCCGCCACAGCAAGTTCAGCAGCAGCAGTTTCGGCTGCTTCTGCTCTAGCAATTGCCTCATTTAGAGCCACTGTAGTCTCTGCTTCAATTGTGCTTCTAATGGTGGCCTCTGCTTCACGCATTGCCAAGATTCTTCTTTTCTTTCTACCCATGATAATACTCCTTATTTCTTGGTAGTCCACTCTTTCAAGAGTTTTCCGTATAATGTTCCACGATACCAGTCGTCGAGATTTTCATTCTGTGCTGTTCTTTCACCAGCAGGAGAAGGTGCTTCTTCCGCACCAGCGTCTTCACACTCCTCAGAATTTTCGTTGTAAACCTCACCGGGCTCACAAGCAAAAGGATCTTCATCCGCCTGGGCCTCGTTGATCTCAGTCTCTTCTGTCTCTACTTCCTCAGTCACCTCTTCGGTATCAGTTGTAGCTTCTTCAACAGTGGTATCTGCTTCTGTGGCTTCCTCTACTGTCTCTGTTTCTGTCTCTTCGGTAACTTCTTCCTTTGCATTAGCCTCTCTCTCTTCAAATACCTGCTGAAGAGCATTCTGGATAATGCTTCTAAGGGTTTCTTCGTTCACTTTCATTTTATTAATCTCCTTTATGTTGAATGAATTTTCCCAATCCCGAAAAACTAAATTACCACGAAGGTAAGCGTCTTTCTCCATCTCTCTGAGATGCGGATCTTTTTGTGCATAGCCCTCTTCAGTAGGACCTGAATTATCAAAATGCCCAGCACAATTTTGAGCATGATGAGTAAGCTCATGAGAAAGAGACCTCATGATATCTTTAGGGTGTCTGCCGTCGACAAAAATTGTTATAGACATTTTATCCGGTTCGTAAAAGGCAGTTCTGCCAAGGGGGTCATGAGAGTTTTTAATATCGGATTCAAAAAATATATCTACTGGCTTATCGAAACGAAGAGATTCTTGAGCATATGGATAAAATTTCTCAACCAATTCTTCTACGACAGACATGTCTCGTTTGGAGTTATTTGTAACTTTATAATTCATGACCTAAGATTAAATAGTCGCAACTTATCAATAATCCATATTTTAGGTTATTCTGAAGATATAGAACAAGCCGTGTCTTCAAGTACTTCCATTAGATTGTTGAACATTACACCAACGTCATCTGTTAGGAGATACCAAGAACCAACGTCTCCAGCCATTGTAACCGGCTCCCAGCCCGTTGGGATTGAAGTCCAGGCACCATTAACATATTTGTCTTGAGTACTGTTTTTAGTGTCTTCAGGGCTGAAGGCAAAAACCTTCAAGTCATCCACACCGTTGATTGCGTTAACCAAAATTTCTTGACTAATGGCGTCACCCCCGGTGTTAGAGGTTCCCGGCTCAGATAACCAAGATTGTCCCTGCTCGTCTGTAAATACAACAACTACTCTTTGCGCGTCTTCTCTCCAGTTAATATTAAAAGAAGAGAGAGCGGGATCTGAAGTGTTTGTATATTTCCAAGCAAGATCTGATTTTTGATATTCTAAATTCGCAGGGTCACATATATTCTCAATTGATAGGTATACAGCGTCATAAAGGGGCTCATAGCCGCCGTTAAGGTATAATGTATCCACTGACTGCACAGAAGCTAAAAAGGCGCTAAAAGGACCCAAATTGGTCTTTAAATGAAGCTTCTCTTTATAGTTGCCTGAACCAATATCATTATAAGGTCCAATAATTAAAGCCCAGTTGATATTAGGCTCGTCTTGATAGGACATAGAGAAAGATACAAGTGCACCGATAACAGCGTCAATTTCTTGATTCATGGATCCGGAAAGATCAACAATAAATACAATATCTGTTTCTGTTAATTCTTCCTCAATTATGCCGTCACAGTCGTCGTCTTTTCCATTGCAAATCTCTTCTTTAGGAAGTACTTCCCCTTCACAATGGTCTTCGACAAAGACAACTCCGGAGACGTTAACAGGAACATAACTGCCCCAATTACCGGCAACGCAAGTTAGAAGCCCGGGCTTGCACTCACCAATATTTAAGGTATCAGGAGGCCCAGAGTAACAACTCTTTGTGAGCCCCTCGTCAATCAAGAAATTACAATTGTCATCCCAGTTGTTGCAAATTTCAGCAAGGATCGTTCCTTTTTGAGGATCACATGGTTGAGTATTGAACCATACACATGCTGGTTTGCATTGAGACATTTGGAACTCTACACATTCTGGAGTCTTACATTCACAAGTTTTGTACCCTTGTCCACAAATAAGAGGATCTTCAAAACAAGGATTAAGAACTCCTACATCTTGAATCTGGCACTCACAATCGATACCGTCATCAACTAATCCATTACAATCGTCGTCCTCTCCATTACAAATTTCCGGCATTGGTTGCTGTGCTGTGCATAGAGACCATTGACCAAAGAGACATGTTTCATAACCAGTTTCACAAACTGTCTCACATTCTTGAATTAAATCTTCATCAATATCTCCGTCGCAGTCGTCGTCCACTGCATTACACCACTCTTCCGGCACGGGGCCGCAATCGTCGCAAGCATTTCTCTGACCTTCATCAATCAGGCCGTCGCAGTCATTGTCGATAAAATCACAAACTTCTTCTCCGGGTCCGTCGGCTTCACAAACCAACCTCCCCTCCACACAGTACGCCGGCCCAACTCCACATTCTGTTTCACATGTATAGTCTCCTTCGTCGATCTCCCCGTCACAGTCGTTGTCGATTCCGTCGCAGACTTCTTCAGTACATGGCGAGCAATCAGTTAGTTGTACCTTACCTTTATCACAATATACGTCTTGTATACCCGGGGTGCCTTCTTCTGTTTGGCAAGGTTGGTTCTCAACAAGCAATGGCTCTAGAGGATCACAATCGTGTTGCCATTTACAATTAGATATATCGATAATTTCATGATCGTTGCATGTGTCTAACCATGCTTCTGCAATCCAATACTCGGTGTAAGGTGGGCAACGCAGGTAAATTCTTTTTAAACAATCGTTTTTATATGCATCATCATAACCCGCGAGAGGATCGTTTATAGGAATGTCAATTAATGTTAATACGTCTGGAATTGGAGGAGGGGAATTAGGGTTACTTTGTGTTTCAGGTCTAGTTCCGTCTTGTTTGGTGGGCGAGGGCATTAAATCCATTACTCCGCACGCGGCAAGGAAACTAAAAAGCAATATATATTTAATTTTTTTTAACATCTGACATTAGTAACTATAGGAAAGCATTTAAAAAATGCAAATTTAAACAAATATAAACTCCTAGTGCAATCGAAAGGCAAATAGAAGTTAATTTTCTATATCTAAATTTCCAAAAAACAAAACTTGCGAACGCAACACCAGTTAATTTAACAGCAATAAAGTAAGGATAACCCATTTGTAAGAAAAAATCCATTATTGGGTTGGCTTCTGTTGCCCATCCGTTTTCAAGAGCCGTAATTGTGACAGTCAAGTCCACTAAATTTAATAATATCAGAAAAAAGATCATTATTTTAGTGGTTTTTGACGACATTTTTATTTAAAAACTCTGTCCCTCGCTGTTCTCCATAGATTATCACCTAAAAAGTCTCTTTTTAACTTAAGAAGTCGTTGAAACTTAGCTTCTTGGCGCGAATCCATGTATATCGCTGTCGGTCTTTGTATCTCACCATCAATTAACTGCTCAGAAAAGTCATAAAACTTTGATTTTTCATCCGGAGAAGCGTATAAATTGGTCGAGATAAGTAAAAAAGTTAGTAAAAATAGTGTTTTTTTAATCATTTGCCCATGTCCTCTATAATTTTTTTCAATTCTGCAATACTATTGGCCGCAGAAGTGTGCTTGATACCTATACCTCCGGCCTCAGCCCAGGGTTTTAAGTAACGGTCCATGTCATCAATGATTACATTTGGCATACCAGTCTCTGGATTTACTGCATATTTCTGTTTTTGCTTTGTTAAAACTACCCTGGACTGCTGTGGAGCAGGATCTAGATTACCAGCCAAGGAACTTGTCCATATTCTCTTGCCTCTTGCCGAGTCTTCGTCCCATGGTGCTGATAAAATATGACAGCCTAGTGGGTTTATGAAGTCCCAAAGCTGTTGTGCGTCTGGCATTGCCGGTAAGCTTGCCCAAAAGTCGACGTCATTGCCCAACATATTGTAAATATGCTTAAGAGCCTTCTTACCCTCTTCGGTTGCTTCGAAGTCAGCCCACTCTTTACCAGAAGTAAGAATGGTCATAAGTGCCTGTTCTTCTTCAGGTTTTGTTATCTTAATCGTATCTTGTACATTCTTAATGATTCCATCAATTAAATCTACAAGAACGCCGTCCATATCGCAATATACTTGAAACGGCAGAGAAGAGGGAGAATACTTTCTTTCCCCGGTGAAGACATTCTCGTCCGAAAGTTCAAGTTCAAGAAGAAAATCCTTCCAGTTTGTATGAACTTTCTTGCTCACAATTATTCCTCTGTATCTGTTTCTTTTTCGTAAACTGTGTAAGGTTCTGTTGCCGTTGCTGGATACATACCCTCGTCTTTTACTTTTGCAATTACGAAATCAAGATACTCAAGAAGTTCAGGTGCTGCCCGGGCAATAACCACTCTTGCATTTTCAAGATTCGAAACAGCTTCGGACATTTCTGCGTCATCAGGTTCTACTCCCTGATCCGGATCTGGTGTTGGTCCATAAGCGCCGGCTTCTCTAAGAAGCTCTTCTTTTACGATTTCGGTCAATCTTGCTCTAGTAATTTTCATTTTAACATCTCCCTGCACAGTTTTTACATGTGCAACAATAGCAGCAACAACAGCAGTGTCGGCTATTAAATAAATTTACAAGTTTGTGAAGTAAGATTTTCATTTTTTCTTTCCTTTAAGTTCAACGTCTTTACACATTTCCTCGGCTTCCTTGTTGGTCAGACTAGGCTTGCCTTTAAAGTTCTTTCGGCTATCACCAGTTTGTGCACAAGCCCACTTACGTTGCTTTTCGCTGTAAGCCTCATTAATATTGAGAACGTTCATTAATTCTTGAGCTAATTCAAGCGCGTCATTTTTCTGAAGCACATGTCGAGTATCACTACCTGCGAAACCAAGTACGACCAAACCATCTTCAGTTACATTAACATAGGACTTGGGCGTCATATCTTCCTCTACGTTTTCGTCACAAGGCACATAATCACACTTTTCGTCTTTACCATCGCCATCATCATACTTTCCTTTCTTTTTCTCGGATATATGAAGCATGACCTCTTCTTCAATAATCTGTTTAAGTTGTGATTTGGTTAGTTTCACTTTGTTCCTCCGGATATCAACTATCTTAAATAGTTTCAAACACTTTTAATTAACCATCTTGTTGGTCTATAATCGACTTCATGTGAGATTTTATTTCTTTAGTTGTCTCGTCCTCACTACAGTATACCACAGTATCACTATCTCTGTCAATAACAGAAATTTCTCCGTTAAACGGAACAATGGCAATGGTTTTTGTATTTGTTTTGATAACTATTGTCTCTTCCAAGTTCAAGATCTCCAATAAAGTTTTTGTGGTGTTAATTATCACTTTGCTCTCCATTTCTCTTCGCTTTCGAAACCACGAAAAAATTTTTAATTCTATAAGGCGGATCTAAAGCAGGATCATAATGCCAGGACGTTCTAGAGCCATCAAACCATTGGACTTGTATCATTCTTCTTTTTTCATTTTCAGGTTGCAAAATCTTCTCGCCAATGACTAGTCCATATGATTCATTTTTAAATCCGTTAGCATAGTTCTCTATAAAACATATTATATCACCAACATGTATAGGAATTATAGCTAAATCTTGAGAGTCCATAAATTAAGTATTATGAGGGCTCAATAATTTTATATCCGTATCCTTAGCAATAAATCTTTTTTTACCGCTATACCATACAATGTGCCAAGTTTCAGGGCCACGTCCGAGGATAGACATGTTTGTTGTGGAATCATACCCAAAGTGTCTGTTGCTTTTATAGGACCCAAGATATATTGCAGCAACCGAATTTTCAGTCCATGGCCTAATTGGAGTACCATCACCAATATCAATCACTTCTACTAGGTCGCCTACGTTGAGTTTAACCTTTTTAATCGCCATATAATAAGTATGTTGACAAAAACGAAAAAGCCCCGGAGAGCTTTACACTTCCCGGGGCTTTGTTGGAGGGCAAATTAACACGGATAATTCCGCATATAAGTTTATTATACTAAACCCCCGAAAAAAATTTAAGAAAAAAACGAAAAAATTTTTAGTTATAAAGCGACTTTATCTTTTTCTCGTCATGCCTAACCGCCCATAGTTCGTCAATAAGCTTAAGCATGAGCCAACCGCACATGTCGCATTCGGTTTGGTTATAGGTGGGAGCATATCTTGATATCTCAGTACCAAGAATAAGAACCCGCATTTTGTTTTGTTGACTTTTATCAATCATAGTGAAGAAAACCTTCGAGAAAAATTTTAACCTAAAAATCGCAATTGTTTAAGTAATATAACAAATTAATTTGCATTTGTCAAATCCTTGTACAGCCTATCTTCCTCACTAAGAGATATTGAGAAGCCGTTATGACCACCCCAACCATTCCTTAAGCAAGGATCATAAATACGAAACTCAAAACCAACCAACTCTTCCATCTCTTCTCTAAAGATTTCATAGACAGGCAAACCCAAGTCGTTGTATATGGGCCTCACAGACACCTTCGCATCCCAATAACCCGTATTCCAACCGGTGCAAGAGTGTTCTTCGAAGGCTTGCAAATCGCCTATATTTAGATTTGCCTTAGAATAGGCCCTATTTGCCCCTAAATGCCAGTCGATATCCCAGCCTTTATAACAAACTGTTTCGGTGCTGCTACGGGCTTGTAGGGCCGTTAAAAACAGGCTTACGAATATCACTGCTTTCACAGAAGGAATCCCCCTTTTCTAAGCGTCTATTGCGCCACGGATCGCAACAATCGATATATGTGCACCTACCAATCTCGCTTCCTCTCTTAGCACAAAGAAAATCTTGTGCACAATCTGCGTTAGAGATGCATACGGGCCGCTGGGTATGGGGGATATTGCAATTCGGGTGGTCGCGATTGGGCAGTCTGACGTGGCCACAGCCCACGATCTGGGATAATAATAGTAATAGTACTATCCCTAGGCAGAGAAGGAACACCAATTTCGCACATATTACCTCTAGCTTGAGATGCTGCACTAGTTGGCAGCGTCGGTCGCACTCTTCTTTCTTCTTTTGAATGTCACTATGCTCTTCGCTCATGGCTAGGTGTCCTTCTTTTCCTCGCTTTCCTCTAATAAATAACTGATCTCGTTAGAAATGTTGTATATTTTTTTCAACTTATCGCTAACTTTGCCTATTTCTTCGGCCTGGTTGCTGTTATAACCGGTTATTATCTCTATGTCTCCGCAATCAAACACCGTGTAATCGGCGGTTACTGTCTTTTTTAGGTCTGTTAGGTATATTTTATATGCTTTTGCGAACAATTCTGTTAGAGACTTGCCCCCTTCTAACGGGGATTTGGTCTTTGTGACGTAGTGGTTCGTCTTTTCTTCTATTATTATACCTGCCTGGTTAAGATACCACCCGTATTTCGAACCTACACAGTGGCAATACACTAGATCGCCAACCTTTGGTCTTAGGTGGGTGTCTTTTTCCATATTATTTTTTCCGGTTTTTTTCCTGGGCTTTGTTTTTATGTGCCAATAATTTGACACGGTTCTGATCTAGATCCCAATTAGATATCTCGGCCCTGGCTCCGGTGTTAGTTAATATGCTGTATCTGGTGTTGATATCGTTCGCATCATAGACTATTCCTATCTGGCCGGGTCCCACCTCTTCGTATACGTAGTCTATCCACTCCGTTACTTGAATTAGATCCCCGATCTCCAGCTTAAGTACATCTTCGAAATGCGTTCTTTCCGGTTTCTTGGGAGGCATACCCTAAGTATGCTATATTTCAGCTTTTTTCTTAAGCGGTTTTTCTTTTTTCTGGTTTTTTATTTTCCAGAATTTTTTCTCGGCGTGTTTTCGCGTGTATCTAGCACGTCCTATGCCGCCGCCCTATACTAGGGGCCATATTCCGCCTAGGGGGGTAGGGGGGAGGGGGTGTCCTGCGCTATGCTGTTTACTTGGCTTTCAGCAATGCCTAGTTGGTTTCCTTTGCCCTTTCTAACTCTCACTTCCAACAAAGAGAGGCTAAGGTGTTGAAAACTAGCGCAGGACTTTAAGCATCCCCCGGTGCTTCCCTATTTGCGAGTGCAGGTTCTCTTGTTGTGTCCTGTCTCACTACAGACTGAACAAATACCTTTTTGACCTGGCTTCTTCCCTCGCTTCCCCTGTACTGTATTCTTTACAGTTTTATTTTTATTAGTCTCGGCGGTTTTCTGAATCACTTCTTCAGGTGGCGCAGTGGTGCTAATGCCAACTCCGGCGAAATCAAGGCTATCGCATACATCGTCGAAAATACCGTAACCGTCATCAAGGTTGTCGCAGAACGTGTTAATATCGAAACCATAGTCCATTTATTTCCTTCTCTCAACTAAGTTATACCCTATTATCTCAAATATAGTAGGGGTTGTCAAGCATTTTCTTTATTTTTTTTTATTTTTTTTATGACTCTCGGCGCTTTTATCTCCCCTAGGGGCGAGTTGTACTAAGTAGCCGATATCATTAGTGATTAAAAATGAGCAGTTTGTGCTTTTTGCCCTCCACAGCAAACGCGCTCATGCTCAGGAGCAGAGAGAGAACCTTAGTTCTGGTTTTCAAAGCCCTTTGCGTTGTTCGCCTTGATAGCTGCGCTATCGGCAATGTCGGGGCGTGTCGCTTGGCAGAAGCGAGTAGGCTTGAAGCGTGGGTTGTCCTGTTTAAGGACCACTGCAAAGTTCATTGCGAGCGTAGCGCGCAGGTCGCTAGACATCTCGGTGTTCTTAAGTACGTCGGCAATGAGTTGGTAGTCTTTACGAGTCATTTGATTCTCTCTGATTAAGTTATTACTTATTATCCCATAAAAGAAAGCCGTTGTCAAGTACTTTCTTCATCTTTTCTTGCTTTTTTTCGGGTGTCAATCCGTTGGCGGCTAGGTGTCGGGATCTTGACACTTTACAAAGCGTGCTTGTTATAGTATTAGGTTCAACACCCTTTTTGCATCTCTTTGCAATCTCTTTAACTAAACTATTTAATGCTAATACTAACATGTCAATCTTTTGACACCCCTTGAAGCCTTTTTTAGTTAGTGTTCCCTGCAACCGTTATTGCTTGCAAGCGATCATAATGAACTGATACTACTCCTTCTTCAGGAACAACAATATCATAATGACCTGATTCGTCAAAGCCTTCTGATTTACCTAATAGCCAACCGCGATTAAGAATATCGGCTTTAGTTGGAAGGTTCTTAACTACAGTCCATAGCACTTGTGATCCTGGCTCAATAAAATACATTGGATCATAACTCTTATTATCTTGTGGATTGTAGAGCCCGTAATATAGCTTTAGTTTATTAAGGTCTTTCTCTTTCATTTTATTTTTTCTCTCTTAGTCTCGGGATTAATCTGATTATATATCAAGAGTAACTTTAGCTAACCGTACTTGCTCTTCTATATCCTTCTCTAACTCTTCCACAATCTCATCTAGTTCTGAGATAGTAGAACAAATACCTAAATCGTGGAAGTTCGGAT